CCTGATTCCATTTCTTTCCAAGTAAACTGACTATACGATAAACTTTTTAACCATTCGTATCTATTAGCAGGATATACTAGATTTTCAATGTTTTCAAGTTTCATTTTATGTAATCCATCTAATGCACTTGGCGCTAAATTAATACACGGTATTCCGTGTATAGTACTTTGCACAACACCCATACTTTGTAAACTTATTATTGCATAGCAATCATCTAAATATTTTACTAAAGGATCATAACTACGAATTTTTTTGTTATCTTTATATCTAACAAATATTTTACGGTCAGTAAGTTTTAACAGTTTTGTTTTTATATCACTTACCCAATCTTCTACATTACAATTTGCATAGTAGTTTAACGGATCTGGATTAGGAGCAAGTATAATTATATAGGACCCGTTTTTATTCCACGGGTTTAGATTAATGTCTTGTAATCTATCATTGGGTACATCTATAATTTTATCTTGTTGAAATTTGTTATACGACATCCGCCAATTATGTGTAATTGTATTAGTTGGTTGTATATAACCTTTGTCAATATTAATAAAGTTACATTCTTTACAATTTATGATATTGTCGTATGATGTTCTAAAGCCGCCAACAAAAAATATATCATTATTCGTAGTTGAATGTGCTGTAGGTATAGATTGTGTTGATGACAATAAATCTATCATGCCGTCAACTAATTTAGTTTGGTTTAATTTTGTAAATCTTTTATAGTGTGGCATCTTCCATGCCAGCTACACGTAGTTTAACTACATTAGTAATTTGCCATTGCTTTTGATCAAGTCCTTTAAGTAGACCTAACCACTTGTTACGCATTAGTGCAAACTCGTTAATAATCTTTTCGTAGTCAACAACGTCTGCCTCACCGTCTACGTATTTTTCAACGTCACGGCTTGACAGAGCTCGTTGATAGTTTTCAAGATATTTCTTAAAGTACGAACTACGCAACCTACGTAATTCAATATTTAAATAGTGTAGTATAGCTTCAATCTCTTGTAACTGATTAAAGCGATGCTCAACGATACCGGGCATTTCTGCCGCGGCACGTTCAACATTACCTTTGAGCTTAACTTCTTGACGAGCATTAACTAACTCGCTTTCAAAGAACGCTACAGCATCAGGTATCTTAGATACATCACGTGAGACTTCGCTATACCACCCCATTAGTCTTCATCTTCCCAAGGGTCGTCATCTTCGTAATTTTCTTCATCAACATCTAAAAAGTAATTTATTGCTCCATCTAATGTAGCATCTGATCCTATCACTTGTGTAAGTGTATGATCATCAACTCCGTAATCAGCTAACAAGTCAACAAATCTTTCAGCGGCAATGTCTTGGTTCTTTTTATCTATGTATTCTTTAAATAAAATCCAAGTATCAACGATTTGACTTTCGTCCATATTTTACTCCTCGATTAGTTCTTCAACTTGATCTTCAACAAGATCGTCGTCCTCGGTATTTACCACAGGAGCAAGTTTTTGCTCGTATTCTGACATGATTAAATTCATCTTATCAGGATCCATCCAAGCCTTACGATAGTCAAGATGTTCTTCTCCAGCTAGGTCAACATACTTGAGTCTATTACCTTGTTTTACTAACAAGTCCTGTTTCTCAAATAGTTCAATAAGACCACTATAAGGATTCATACCTGTTTCGTATGGAATCTTTACTTGTACTGCTTCAAACGGTTTTGCATAACGAGTTTTCATTACTTTACAACCTGCTCTAATACCACGTACTTCTGAGATCTTATTACCTGCTTCGTCTTCTTTCAACTTCATCTTTTTCATTGCAACAACAATACTTGATGCATAGACAAAGCCTTGCCCACCACTGATCTTGTCATCTGGATCAAACATATCTTGTGATGCGTATGTGTGGTTAGTACATACTAGTCCTACATTAAGTGAACCAATCATGTTAACTGTGTTACGAACAAGTGCAGTCAACTGCTTAGGCTTACGACCCATATCACCTTTCATATCACCTTTACTAAACTGATCTACGTCTGTAGGTGTTAATAACATACCCAAACTATCAACTACAAACAATACTTTAGGACGGTCTTCTGCATCCATTGCTCTATAGTCTGCTACAAATGTTGATATAGTCTTTGCTACATCATCAATCATACTCATGTTTAGTTTAAGTAGTTTTTCTTCTGATGTGTCTACATCTAATGCTTGTAGCCACGATTCATCAAGTGCGTTCTCTGAGTCAATTAATACTACAAAGATACCTTGATCTTGTGCGTGTTTTACAATGTTACCTGAGCAAAAGTAAGATTTACCTGCTCCTGATTCACCTGCAAACACAGTTACCTTACCTAGCGGAACACCTTTGTGAAAGTCGCCACTAATAAGATAGTTAAGTGCATACGAGCCTGTACTAATCCAATCTGTTGGATCATTAAAGCCACTACTCATGCCTGAGATGCTTTTAGTCAAGTCCTTACGGAACTTACTAACGTCAAACGATTTAGCCATAGTTTCTCCTTATTAAGTCAAAGTGTAGGGGATTGCTCCCCTACATAGTTTATTATTGATTTTGTCTTGAACGAATCATTGCTAAGATGTCGTTTGCATTACCTGCAGGTGCTTCAGCTGCTTGTGCAGTCTCTGCTACTGGAGTAGGTGCTGCTTCTGGTGCTGGTGCTGGTGCTACTGGAGCCGCTTCTGCTACTGGTGCTGGAGCACTTTGGCTTACAGCAGTTGCTTGTGGGCTTGCCGCTTTTTGCGGATCACCTGTACGTGCAGCCATTCCGCTTGGACGGAAGTAATTGCTCCAACGATCTGCATCGTATGCTTCACCGTCTACTGACGCTTCAAACATTTCTTGCATTACTTTGATTGCAGTTTCATCTGGCTTCTTAGGTAAGAAGTCTGAGAAGTTAAACAACCCATGTGTATTAACTGCCGCCATCTCTGCATCACCTAGTGGACGCTCTCTACGTGCCCATGTACTTGTGCCGTAATCTGCGTATCCGCCTTTGGATGTTTTGTTTAGACGGAAGTCTACACCAGCAGTATAATCTGTTGGTAATTCTTCCATGTCAGGATCCATAAGCGCCTGCTTAATGATCTGGAAGATTTGTGGACCAATAATAAACCTACGAATTGGATTCTCAGGTGTGTTATCGTCTGTTAGTGGATTGTCATTTACAAATCCTTGGAATACGTATGAACGTTTTTTCCAATATTTACGACCCATGTCTTCTAGACTTGGATCTTTAAACCAACCACGGACTTCTTGTAAAATACCACAGCTATCGCCGTACATTTCCATACATGGTACTTGTACCTGTACTGGACGACTTGATGTGTCACCTTTTACTCCACTAAATGGTAGTTTGATCATCAAACGCTCTTTCCAGAAGAAAGTATTGTCTGCGTCTCCATCAGGAAGGAAACGTAGAGTACAACTCTCGCCTTCTTTGATATTCCAAAATGGGTAAATTGCGTTGTCGCCGCCGCCTTGTCGTTGTCCGCCAGTATTGGCTTCTTGCTCTTTTAGTTTAGCTCTTATTTCTGCTAATGATGCCATAGTTATGCCTCCTATATATGTTGCCTATGTGCAGTAGCTATATTGCTACTAGTGCCTTTGTTTTGTATAGCACAGTTATTATTATATACTGTTTTATACTAGTTGTCAAGTCTTTTTTTAAAGAAAAAACATAAAAACTTATAACAGGATTAAAGTCCTGCTAATTTCATTAATCTATCGCCTAATTCTCTTATTTCTTGTGCCTCTGTTTTCTTTTCAGCTTTGCTATACTTGTCTTTTCCTGATTCACCAATTTCTTCATCTTGCTCGATTGTAGGCTCCATTACTGTGCCTTCTGGTTCTTCGTCTATCATTGGTTCTTGTACAGGGTGTGCATATTGTTCGTATGTAGATTGTATACGCTCAATAAATTGTTTTGCTGGCTCAATATACTGTTCACCGTAATCTTTTTCAATTGCTGTTAATACTGCTGTTTCGCCTTTAGGAAATGTTCCGTTTTCTCTATCAAACAACGATAGTACAAATTCTGACACTGGTATCTTTTGTTCTTCCAGTTCATCGTCATCATTGCCCATTGCTTTTTTAATAGCTTTATCTTTTGCAGCCATATAATCGTCTGAATCAATATCGCCGTCGTCGTCATGATCTTTGCCTTTGGCTTCGTTCATTTTGTTCTTTTCGTGACAATCACAATGCTCGCAATCAGGCCCACAAGCACATTCTGTTACAGGTTTACCGCAACATGCATCTGGACACATTTCTTGTTTTGCTTCTGCAAACTGACCCATCATATCTTCAAAACTGTTTTCAATTTCTTCACCGTACTTGTCAAAACTTCCTGGTAATCCACGAGTTGAACCATCAGGTCCTGATCCCATAAAGTAAGGCATTTCAATTACTTGACCAACTTGTAGTGCTTTTGGATCTGATATTTTGTTTAACATCATAATCTCTTTAACTGCTTCATCAATATCTGCACCTTGGAAGTTAGCCTGTTGGAACTTTTTAGCAATTGAATATATTGTATCTCCAGGAGAAACTTTATATGTTTCTGCTGGTGCTCTTACTTCAACATCGTCAATTGGTGCTTCACCTAATATATCTTCTGCTGTAATATCTTTTGCTTTTGTTGCTTCACTTACTAAGTTATATATGTAAGGAAATACATCTTTTAATTCTTCGTTAAACTGTCTAATAGTTAATTGGTCTACCCAATTCTCTGCAACATCACTAGGCACATCTTCCATCATTGGCTTTTCGTATGCCGCAATAGTTTCTGCATAAAACTTTGGCTTTTGTAATGACTCAATAGTTTTTCTAACTGTAATAATTCTTTCTTTGACAACATCCATATATCCTGCTAGGCTTTCTGCCATTACAGCTGAGCGACCCATGTAAGATTTAAACTTGCGGAGTTTATTCATCTCTTCACTTAGGCCTACAATGTGTGTTCCAAAATCATCAAAAGGTTTACCACCTTCAGCAACGTGTCTTGCCATTGCTCTTGCACCAGTTAGGTGTTTGTAAGGATATAAAAATCTTTCACCGTCTGCACTTTCAATATATATTTTTCCAATATTTCTTGTACGTGTTTTACCAAGCTCTGGGTTTACACTTTCTGTGTGCTTGATAACTATTCTAGCACTGTCTACGTTTTGGTAACTAAGTTTATTAGTTCCGTACATCTTTGATTCACTCATTGTGTTGTCTCCGCGGTTTGCTGCCAAGAATTCATAATCTCGACGATCTAAATTTGACTTATTAATATTACGTGTATCAAACTTCATTAAACGTTTTTTACTAAATTGTCTAAGTTCTTTTAAAAAACCGTACCAATTTTGTTGTGTTAATTCGTCTTGTTCACCAACAAAATTGTCACTATACATAACTTCAATTGCTTCGTCAGTTATGCTAACACTAACTTTTCCTAAACTTGTATCACCTTCTTTGTAATCAAAGTCAAAGTAACGAGCATCTTTTGGTACATTTGTTACTTTACCATTGACATCGCCTATAGTGACACTAGGAAAACGTCCACGTATCTTATTAAAAAGTTCTTCTGATATTAGATCTAAATTTTTCATTGTATTGTATTTATCAATAGTTGCTGCTTATGAAGATAGGCATTGGTGCTTCGTAGTCATCAATTTCTTCTGCTTGTGTAAATGTATTATAAATTCTCGGATCCCAATCTTTAAGTACAGCCATCATTCTTATAGCAAGCAGTGTTGCACTTATAAGATCATCTGTTTGTCCTAATTTTGCCTGGTAGCTAGATCCAGTTGCAACATAGTTTTTAAGTTCTGACAGAAATGGCTTTGAATGTACAATCATTTTATCATTTTCGATCATTGTTTTCATTCTACTACACGCTGTAATCTTAGTACCGTGAGTAGTATTAAATCCTTTTCGAAACTTACGTACATGCCCTTTACGCATCGGTTCACTTACAAATAGTCCGGGTATATTTTCTTCACCAAAATCATTAATAACAATAAGACATGCTTCGCCAATACCGTTGTTTTCTACACTCCAATATATACCGTTAGCATTTTTAGTTTCTTGTTGTAAGTATTTGCATATATCTGATAGCACTCTAATCTGTCCAGGTATTGCTGTAGTATTATGTTGCCATTCTGCAACTTGTTCGTAACTAGGTAATTCAAATACTTGTATAGCTGCGTTGTCTCCACCTGTACCCATACTTGGATCAAGTGCAACAGCATATGTAAATTCTGGTGTAGGTTTTTTATACCAACGTGTTTGTCCCATATTAACCAAAGGACTTTTACCGTCCATGGCCGCAAGTTTAATTGAGTTAATAAGTGTTTCGTCAAATACTAGGAATTCACAATCGTATTCACGTCTAAATCTTTCTTCACCAATACGCCCAAGTTCTTCTTCTTTCCATTTGTCATCTCTGTCAGGGTGTTCATCCCAATAACTTCTAAAACTATGAAATCCGTTAATACCTACTTCTTGCTCATTACCGTGATCGTCAAATTTATCTTCTGCTTGTTTCCAAATAGTAGCAAATGTATCTTCATCACTATTAGGTGTACTAGTAATAATAGCACGACCACCTGTTGCTAGTGTAGGAGATATTGATGTCCAAAAATCGGTTGCAACATTAGGTTGTACAAATGCAAACTCGTCACAGTATAATAACGATATACTCATACCACGTCCTGTGTTTCCTGTTGTAGTAGCACTAACAATACGTGATCCATTTTCAAATTCAATTGAACCTTTGTTGTAGTTTGTAACACCTGCTCTAATATGATCTGGACACAATTCATATACATAACGTATACGTTGCATAATCTCTTGTGCGCCTGTGTATTTGTGGGCAGCAATAAGTATTGTTTGGTCAGGTATAAACATTGCATACCATGCTAGATATATTGCCGCACAAGTAGTTTTACCTGTTTGTCTTGGCATCATATTAATATTAAAACGATAGTTATGGTAACTGTGCATCAAACGCAACTGGTACTCAAAAGGATCAAACAACAACTTGCCTCTTACAGGATGCTGAATGTAAGAAAACTTACGTGCAAAATACAAGTAACCTTCGTCGGGATCCATACATTTTTGTAAGTCCTCAACTTGCTCGTTTGTAAATGTTTCTTGTTTATTGGCTTTCTTAATTAAGACGCCGTCTAATGATGTACTCATGTAAGTATTTAACCT